TGATATAGTCTGAGCTTACGGGCGACCGTAAGAGGTATTCCGGAATCGGGAATGCCGCAACATAACTGTCAGGGTGGCGCAACTGGTGAGATTATCCCTATCGCCATGGCGTACATTTGGCACAACATCCCACCCGAAGGTATTCGTCTAGTCCTACAGGTGCACGACAGCGTAGTTGCTTACGTCAAGCACGGGTACGAAGACATCTGGGTAGACATCTGTATCCGAGCAATGACACTTGACTGTCGAGAGTTCTTGCTTCGGGTGTACGGGTACGATGTGGGCGAAGTTGAACTGGGTATCGGTTCCAAGATAGCGACACACTGGGGGCAGGGACATGAGCGTTCGTTTCAGTCGAAGCAGGACGGGACCATCTATGAGATCGTTAAGGTGGACGGAGCGAAGAAAAAGCTACCTTACAATCGAGGAGGCCCGTAACGTGGACGGACTACTTGATACGTACATGGAAGATAGCAACGGCAAAGTCGAGCACTTCTCGTTTGACAAGTTCATGTTGGACGAAGAGCGTTCTTGGCGAGGTCCGTACATTATGTGTGAGGATGAGTAGATGGCCAGTCGAGTCGTGCTGTGTGAAAACGCGGATGAAGTTGTCCGACTGCTACGTGCGGATTTACTACTGGTGAAATACTCCGTGATATGGAAACGCCCATACGTACGAGACGAGGCTATGTGGATAGATCGCTTTACTGTCGGGGAATCTGGTCGATCTGATGTCGGAGATCCGTGGACCCGCGACAGGTTTGGTTACTTGGCGGACGACGACGATGGCTAGCCGAATCCAGCAGTGCTCCTCCTTTGACGAAGCCAAGCATATGCTGGATGCTGGGCTGCTGTGGCTGCGCTACGCAAACGGCGCAAACGGCGGGTGGTTTAAGCACACAGACGCAGGGAGGGCACGGTTGATACTATACGAACTTGCCGCTAACGATGCGACTTGGTGGACACTAGACAAGTTTGGGTACATGGTAGAAGAGGACGACGACGATGGCCTGTAGATACCAAGTAGTCAAGGACGAAGCAGAACTGCTGGCCATGTATCGCGCCGGGTTGCTGCTAGTCAACAAAGCAGACGGAAGCGCTGGCGAGTTTGTGTGGGAAAGTGCAAAAAACTGGGGAGACGAAGAGGACACGGTTGGTAGGTACAGAAGGGCGTGTGCCAGAGAATCTGTATGGATTCCGGAAGACTTTGCGTATCTAGTGGATGACGACGAAGATGACAACTGAGCTTTGGCAAGTTCCACGTAACACACGCATCGAGTTTGCTGGGCACCGATTTATGTTCGATCACATTGACGGAGCGTACAGTGTGTGCTATGATAGTGCTGGTAACGTAGTCCACCTAGCTGCGTGGACACCCGTTGAAATTGTTGGGCCGAAAGGGGGAGGTACGTATTCAGAGCACATCACTACCAGCACCGACGACTAAGCAGAAGAAGCGGTGGCAACACGCGCAAGAGATAGGCTGTATTGCCTGCCTGCTCGATGGGGTTGGGCAAGTACCGGCAGAAGTACACCACTTGTTAAGTGGCGGGCGTCGTATATCACACGACCACACGTGCCACCTCTGTAGCTGGCATCACCGCGCAGTATTGCCTAGTGGTCGCAAGGCGGAAGAGTTTGCAGAGGTACACGGACCGTCGCTGGCGCTCACCCCGAAAGCATTCAGACGGAGGTACGGGGACGAAGAAGAGTTGCTACAGATTCAAGATGCTCTGATAGACCACTACCTAGAAACGATTGGAGAGTAACCGATGAAGAGTTTTATCATCTTTGACAAGGCACAAGATTGGCTTGCCGAGTGCGACACGCTAGAAGAGGCAGAGAAGTTCTGCGCGTCATATGCCAACAATGCACCAGAGCAGACTCCACTGCACGTATTTCGCAAGTGTGCTGTTGTGCGGACTGTCACTACTGTAAAGGTGGAATACGCATGAGTAACGATGTCGTTATCGGTAAGATCGAAAAGGTTGTCGGACGTGAGACTCAGTGGGGTATCATGTACGATGTGCACATCAACGGGGATAGGTTCGGGGCGGGCAAAGTCAAGCCGAAGTTTGCGGAAGGGGATGTCGTCAAGTTCCGCTTTACCCGCAACGGTAACTTCAAGAACGTGGTAGCATCTTCGATGGAGAAGCACGACGGGGATCTGCCAACAGCAGCTACGCCTGTGGTGCAAGCGCTTGAAGGTCCGAGCATCGCTAATAGTCCGAATCCGCCCGCTACGAACAACCCAAAGACGTACGAAGACAAGGAGAAAGATCGCCAGCTTAGTATCTTGTTTCAGAGTGCACGTAAGGACGCCATTGAGACGGTACGTCTACTTCTGCAAGCGGATGCTGTTGGATTCAAGAGCACATCCAAGTGGGCAGAGAAGCACGACATCCTTACAGCAAAGATCACGGACCTGACTCGCGAGTACTACAACCAAGCTGTGAACCACAAGGATTTCGTGGGAGGTACACTTCCTGCGCTGGCTAAGATCCATGCAGGAGCACCAGAAGAATGACCACCCCCACCGAATCCACCCACGACGGCGGCCCGTTTGATCGGGTGCGCGCCGCCATTGATGCTGCCGCCCTTGCCGTTACGTTATACGAAACTCCTGTAGTCGTTCGCGCCGACGAAGCCCTCGCCGAGATCGAACGTGAGCTTGCCAATCGCGACAAGGTTATCGCCGAATGCGCGCGGGCGGTCGGCGCATCGGTTTCCGCAGAATGCTCAGACGAGTTTCGCGCAATGCTGCCGGATGAGATTCGCGGACGTGTCACGCGACTGGACATGGAGTACGACGCTATCGAGCGCGAGCGCGACGAACTCCGCGCCGAACTTGAACGCGAGCGCATGCGCTTGGCGGCCTGCGGTGTTATCGCCATGTGCGACACGCCAGAATCCGCAGCGCGAGCTCGCGACATGCACCCCGAGTACTTTTCCGCTTCGTGCGGGGATGTGATCCGCCGCGTCGATGAGTGCATGCGGTTGCGCAAGGAAAACGAAGACCTGCGCGCCAAGCTCGCCGAACTGACCACGGCGCACAGTGAACTGCTTTGCAACTACCTGTCAGCATGCGAGCGCAAAGACAGCGCCGAAGCCATGCTCGCCGCAGCCCCGTCCGCGCCTGGAATGGTCACGCGCGAGGAGCTGGCGCGGGCTGACGAGAAGATCGAAGCGCAGCGGGATTCACTGCGCGAACACATGGCAATGGTGCGGGAGCGCGATACCGAAATCACCACCCTCCGTGCTCGCATCGCGGAGCTTGAACGGGATGCGGCGCGCGTTGACACCGATGGCCACCCGCTGGTGCTGATCCGCCGCGAGATCGTCGAGAACTTCGCGCGATCAACCAACGTCCCGCGATTCCGGCGCATCTGTGAATCGGCGCTGGCGGCGAGCGACAAGGCTATGGAGGCGGGGAAGTGACCGATCACATTAACCCAGATCACTACAAGGCTACTGCTATTGAGTGCATCGCGTATCAAAAGGCAGTGTCTACACAGGAGGAGTTTCGGGGGTATCTACGTCTGTGTGCTACCAAGTATCTGCACAGGTTGTACACCAAGGACACCCCGAAAGAAAACTTGGACAAAGCTATCTGGTATCTAGAACGTCTACGTAAGGAGTTTGATGATGGCACACCCTGAACTGGTGTACAAGAAGCTGGATGAAGCAGCACTAGGATACGAAGAAGCAAAGCGGTGGGTGGTTTCCAATGTGAGCGAGGTGCTGCACTACATCGACGAGTTGCGAAACGAAGTAGATACACTTGTCAAAGAAGCTACCTACAACGATAGACAAGCAGAAGTGGAGGAGCACAGGCTTAACACAATTATCATGGAGCTTGAGTGGGAGCTGGAGAAAGCCAAAGAAAAGGCAGATCCACCCAAGTTCTAATTACGCCCACACCGGAAAACCAAAATGCGAAAGATCGTTGAACTGGACACGCAAAGCGAGAAATACCCAACCCTCACCATCACTACTGGAGAGACAAAGGATGTGGTAAAGATCCGCATCGGCAAGAACGAAGTGACTGTTGACACGATTGAACTGGTAGACGCTCTTGTGATGTTTGAACCCAGCCGGGAGTAACGCTGTGGCTAGCAAGTGGATGCATGTGACAGACGTAGATGAAGCGTGGCGGTTGCGGCAGGCAGGTCTGTTGCACTTTCGTGATATGCCGGCCATGACTACTAGTGTTATATTCCCAAAACACTTGCACGTAAAGCATTTCAACAAAAGCAAGTACGTAGTTCTAGTAGAAGAGGACGAGGACAACAATGAAGAGCAGTAGCGACAAGAACCCTCTTGTAGAAGAGGTAGCAGTTGTGGTAGTATGTATCGTTCTATTGGCACTGGCTTACACCATCGGGAGTTCGACGTGAGCACTATTAAAGAAGAAGACGTCTCGTTCATCCACAACCGCGACGATGGGTGGACTATCGGGTACGTGGCAGAGCAACGCAGTGATCGTATCGCTGTCAAGGCAGCAGCGTCTTGGTGCAACTACCGGGACCGCTTCTCCAAGAAGATTGGACGGGCTGTGGTGACGGGGCGCCTCAACTGCAACCGAGCCAACAACAAGCTGCACAACGTGGAGTTCTTCCTGAGCGGGAAGATGCCCACTACGGGAGACATGTGGCGCCAGTTTGAAAGTGCTGTCGTGTCTCAGACTATGGAAGCGTACCAAGAGGGAGCGGTTTAACATGGCTGGATTCCAAGTGAAAGTGATGTGCACGGTACACTGGGCTTTCCTCAAGAAGCCTAACGAGATGTCTGAAAAGTACGAAGTGGTGCTCGGTAACTTGAGTGACGCTGCCGTCACGAACCTGAAGGGGGCTGGTGTTTCCGTTGCCAACAACCCGGACAAGCCGGAACAAGGCAACTACATCACCTGTCGTAGTACCCTCCCTATCGAGGCGATTGACCAGCAAGAGCAGCCGATTGAAGAACTCATCGGTAACGGCTCTCGCGCTATTGCTACCGTTGGTGTCTACGAGTGGAAGTACAAGAACAAGTCTGGGGTCAGCCCGTCTGTCAAGAAGCTCGTCATCACGGATCTGGTCAAGGTAGCACGTCGCGCCGATACGGACCCACCCCTTTAACAAACGGAGATACGCCCCATGGCTGGCGAGAAAATGCTTCACCCTAAGCACGTAGCAAAGTTGTCTGTAACTGGTCCCATTTGTTTTTATCTACTGCTGTCTCACGTACAAGCACCTACGTACGCGTACGGTGTCTTGGGTACTCTGGTTGTTCTTACGTGGGCTGCGCAACTGGCTAAGTTGTACTACGGAACGTACGTTTCTCCCAAGGAGTTTCAGTAACATGCAGGGGGTTACTCCGTGGTCCCCTGTTGGCTACCTTGTCCAGAAGCGTACGTACTCCCGCCGTCTTGTTGAAGATGATCCGGACTCCCCTACTGAGGAGTGGATCGATGTGTGCAACCGCGTCATCGGAGCCTGTCGTACCCAGCTTAACGTAGGGTTTACGGCAGAGGAAGAGGCGCGGTTGTTTGACTACATGCTGACGCTCAAGGGTTCCGTAGCGGGCAGGTTCCTGTGGCAGTTGGGCACTTCTACGGTAGATAAGCTTGGGCTACCCTCGCTGCAGAACTGCGCGTTCGTTACTGTCGATCACCCCGTACGTCCGTTCACTTGGGCATTCGATATGCTCATGCTGGGCAGTGGCGTCGGGTACAACATCCAGAGGGAATATGTCTACAAACTACCGCCAGTTAGAGAAGGCTACAGGAAGCCTTGGCGCTGCGATACAGCGGGTGCGGATTTTATCGTCCCAGATTCGAGAGAAGGGTGGGTATACCTGCTGGAGCGTTGCCTCAGTTCTGCATTTAGCGCAGAACAGCGAGACGGGTTCTCCTATTCCACTCAACTCGTACGAGGGAAAGGAGCACCAATTAGAGGCTTTGGAGGAGTCGCTAGCGGACCTGAAGACCTCTGTCGAGGAATCGATCTCATTGGTGGAATCCTTGAAGAAAGGGCTGGAAAGCAGCTAAGGCCCATCGATTGTCTGGACATCATGAACATCTTGGGGATGGTCGTGGTGAGCGGAAACGTCAGGCGTTCTGCACAGATTGCTCTAGGAGACTTCGATGACATCCAGTACCTGCGGGCCAAGGACTGGTCAAGTGGAAACATCCCTAACTGGCGAGCGTACAGTAACAACAGTGTTGTATGCAATGACGTCAGTCTGCTACCGCAAGCTTTTTGGGACACTTACAACGGTAAGTCTGAGCCGTACGGACTCATTAACCTGAAGCTCAGTCAGAGTTGCGGCAGGCTGGGAGAGACGCAGTACAAAGACAAGGCAGTGCGCGGATTCAATCCTTGCGCGGAGCAATCTCTAGCTGACTATGAAACGTGCTGCTTGGCAGAAGTGTTCCTTCCCAATGTGGAGAATCGGGAAGAGTTTCTGGATATTGCCAAGCTGCTGTATCGTGTGAACAAGCACAGCCTTAGCCTTGGGTGCCACCACAAGGAAACGGAGTCCATCGTCCACAAGCACATGCGAATGGGCATTGGCATTACCGGCATCCTTCAGTGCCCAGACAAGCTGGAGTGGTGTGACTATGTGTACAAGGAACTCCGCAAGTTTGACAAGGAGTACAGCAAGCAGCACGGGTGGCCCGCGAGCATCAAGTTGACAACCACGAAACCCAGCGGTACGCTGAGCCTGCTACCGGGCGTTACGGCAGGGGTGCACCCAGCCCTCGCGCAGTACATGATTCGTCGTATCCGCATCGCTTCCAACAACCCCCTTGTGGAAACTTGCAAACAGCACGGATATCCTGTAGAATATCAACAGAACTTCGACGGCACGCTGGACTACAGTACAGTTGTTGTTGAGTTTCCGTTCTCGTACCCAGAAGGCACTGTGCTCGCGGAAGACCTGACAGCTATTGACCAGTTGGAGTGGGTCAAGAAGGTACAGACGGTGTGGAGCGACAATGCTGTTAGCTGTACGGTGTATTACACCCACGACGAACTACCAAAAATCAAAGAGTACCTAAGCCGTGAATACAATCAATCGTTCAAAAGCCTATCGTTCCTTCTGCGCGAGGGCCACGGATTTGTTCAGGCTCCTATATCTCCGATAACTAAAGAAGAGTACGAAGAGCGCGTAGCGTCTACGAAAGTAATCACAAGCTTAGTTGGTACGGCTTCCTTCTCCTCGGAGGATGAATGCGCGTCTGGGGCTTGCCCAATACGATAAGGAACTACCGCAAAAGTAACGTGTCCATGTAGAGTGTGCGATGTACATTCTACATGGAGACTTAAAAATGTCTAAACCAAGAGCTAAAGAGGCGCTACACAAAGGTGTGCCGATTACTGGTGTGGTTGTTGGTGGATGGAAGGTGCTAGGACTGTCGGAAAAAGATCCCACCAGACGCCTGCTAATGGAATGTGTCACTTGCGGAAAAGTTGTAGAAAAGTCGCGCGCCGTCTTTGCCCCAACAGCATCTCCCAAGACGCCTCGCGGGTGCATTTCGTGTTACAACAAAGCAAAAAAGGCGCGTAAAGAATTGAATCCTAATTGGAGAGGTAGCACAAGCGGAAATATTTCCGGTACTGTACTGCAAAAAATACGCATGGGAGCAAACCGGCGCAGTAGACAGTTAGACGTAGACGTAGATGCAGAGTATCTAGACGACTTGATGAATAAGCAGCAGTGGAAGTGCGCATATTCTGGGAGATCCCTGTATTTCGGCAGTGGCGACAACGAATCTGGCGGGACGGCTAGCCTAGATCGCACGGACTCCTCTAAAGGATACGTTAAAGGAAACGTAAAGTGGGTACACATAGATGTCAATAGGGCAAAGTGGGAGCTAGATGAAAATGAGTTTATACAACTATGCAAGGATGTGTGCGAGTGGTCCGTCCAAGCCCCCATCGAGCCGATCTCAAAAGAGGAGTACGAGCGAAGGGTTGCTTCTACTCGGCTTATTGCTAGCATCAACAGCGCTGCCGATTTTGGTGGTGTGGACGATTGCGTAAGTGGTGCGTGTCCTGTGCGGTAACGTAACCGGAGGCACTAATGACAAGTGACCCAAAACTTGAGCAAGCTATTACTGACGTGTTTACAGCAGCCACGGCCATAGAGTACTACAGAGGTAAACAAGCGCAGTTCGGTACTCTGTCAAATGAAGACGTAATATTTAGATCAGCAGCAGAGCGGCGTGGGTGGGAGGCAAGACAAGCTCTGCGCGAAATGTTTAGTAGTAAATGACGTGTCCGCACAGCTACAACTACTTTGCTGGGTGGCACTGGGACATAAAGGAGATACATTGTGATTAAGTTGCTTGTGGTGTTGACTTGCGCCGTCGCCTTGGTGGGGTGCTCTTCGTTGACAGGAGGAGCTACGTACACGTACAGTCGTACGTCTGCGGAGCAGTGCACTCTGGTAGTAGACAGTGCTAGGGTGGTGGAAGGCGGAATTGCCGTTAGTCTGGATGAATGCGACGTAACCGTAGAAGCTGGAAAGGTTACTTCAGGCAGCAATTCGATTTCCGATGTGGTAAAATTGGTGGACCTACTCAACGGGAGTGGCGGCAAATAAACGTGTTCAAGGTGTCTTACAGCTTCCCCGATGGACTGTACTGTATCAGACAGGAGGGGGAGGAGATCAGGGCGTCCGGGTTTCATATAGACGGATCTTTCGTCGTGTTCACTGATTGGGATGAGACCAGCATCGCTTTGCGGTGGGACGTACGCCAGATCGATAAGGTTTCGTGAAGATGGTGTTGACGGATGCGCAAGTGCTGGAGTTTGCTAGACAGTCCGGGCTTACTTGCGATCAAGTGTACGAACAGTTAAAGACGGGAGAAAATCAAATGGCAAATGTAGCAACTGTTGTTGTGTCAAGTGAGTGGCTTACTCCGGTTACTGTCAGCAACGTAACCAAAAGTGGGGCCGTGTGTCCAATTGGGTGCGCGTCTGTATCCATTGGTGACAAAGAGACCCTTGTCAAGATTGACCCGCTGTACAACGCGCTGCTTGCTGTTGACGTAGCATCCCTTATTACGGAGTAACCAAAATGAATCGAACAGTGAAAGTGTACCGCACCAAAGATGGGCGCTGGACGGCCCGCAAGACGGCGATGGAGTTTACGGCTGCTGCTTGCAACGAGAGCTTCCGCCGTCAGTACCCAGACGCCACTACTCCCACCACTTGGGGTATCGTCAAAGGCGACGGACTCAAGACTGTGGCAGATACTCGCGATACCGCCCGCTCGCTACGTAAGCCGGGTGAAACCGTTGTTGCCTTGTGGGTGTAAATATGACTAACAAAGTGATCTCTCTGCTGGAAGAAGCCATTGCCCTGTTGGGTGGTGGGTTTGAGAACAAGGCCCCGGAGTACCCGCCAGTGTTTGAGTTGCAAGAGGCTGGGTACACGCAGCTTGGTGCCGTGGAAGCTTACCGGGACGAACTGCGCGAGAGCCGTGATCCTCTCGACAATCGGTTTGCGGAGTTGCTGCCGGTGTGGTGGTACGTGCAGGACGCCGAAGACTACGTGCCCATGACCACTGCGCAGCAGCAGTTGCAGGAGTTTAACTGCGGCAACGCCCGGTTTACTATGGCTATCATGGGCAAGTCTGCTGACGGCAATCACCTGTGGCGCCAGTGGTGGCCGGCTGTTACTCGTGCGTGGTCCGAACAGGCACAGGGCTTTGTTGACACGCCGCTTGTGCACGAAGGCAAGCAGGTGTACGCTGTGGCCAACGACTCTCGCAACCCCGGTGGCCGTACTTTGTCCACCAACCCTCGTGTTGCTGACATGCCCAAGGTCATTCGTAACGCACGGGACTACTTCTACGCAACTAACAAGGACGCCAAGATCCCGTTGAGTGCTTTGGGGTACTGAACAAGTCTACGCCCAGCGTTAGCCGAGCACAAGGACGTGCTCACTTTACACCACGCCCCCTTAACTGGGGGCTTTTCACATCTGGAGTTCGACGTGGCCGTCGAGCGTTTACGGATATATGACCAACAAGAAGCAATACGGCTAGCGGAGGCTGGGCTGCTGTACTGGGAAGACGCCTTCGGCATATCTAAGCCGTATGCATGTGATGGCGTGTTCTTGTTACAGTGCCACTTTGCGGCTATGGCGCGCTGCTACCGCCCACACATCCTTGTTGATGAAGAGGACGAGTAGATTATGGCCGTTAAACGTCTGTACATCACCAACAAAGCAGAAGCTATTCGCCTGTTTGAAGCCGGGCTGTTGCGGTACGAGGACACGTTCACGGGCATGGCGCGGGGTACTGATGAGATTGAATCCCGACTGTACGCCGCAACGCCCCTAGATGGGAGAGCTTTGCAGGCGTGGTCAACGGAGTTGCACTACTACCGCCCTCACATCTTGGTGGAAGAGGACGAATAAGACAATGGCTGCTAAGTATATCCAAGTGACAGACGTAGATGAAGCGTGGCGGTTGCGGCAAGCCGGGTTGCTACACGTACACGCCGGGGATATTGGGCCAGTGTATCCGCACATGACATACAGTGAACACTGCAAACATTTTGCCTTTCCGGGGCAGTATTTAGTTCTAGTCGAGGACGACGAGGAGTAACATGTGGGAATACCGTTGATACCCATCTTTGACGCCGACAGTTGTGCGTACGCTTCTGCTGGTCCTGTCAAAGAAGATGAACCGTTGAGCTACGCTCTTCAGAATTGCAAGCGATCCATTGAAGCTATCGTTGATCGGTTTGATCGTGGTCTAGAGATTCAGTTGTACCTCACGGGCTCTGGAAACTTCAGAGAACAGGTAGCAACAATCCAACCGTACAAAGGCAATCGCACACAGCCAAAGCCCCCGTTCCTGCCAGACGTACGTCAGTACATGGTGGAGGTGTGGCGTGCTACCGTTGTGGACGGAATGGAAGCAGATGATCGTGTTGTTATGGAGTACTTGAAAGATCCGGAGAATCGGTGTATAGTATCCATCGATAAAGACTTGGATCAAGTACCGGGATGGCACTACAACTACCGCAAGGATTTGCTTTACGAAGTGGGCGAAGTGGAAGCTAGCCGCAACTTCTGGACACAGGTGCTGATGGGAGATCGTACGGACAACATTCCGGGTATCCCAAAGATCGGGCCAAAGAAAGCGCAAGCGTTGCTGGAAACGTGCACCTCGGAATACGAAATGTACAACGTAGCACAGCGTGAGTACGCTAAGGCTTACCCCAACAACCCCAACGCTTTGCAAGAGCACTGCGATCTGTTGTATCTACTGCGTAAGGAAGGTGACAAGTGGCAGCCACCCGTGCAGTAATCAAGATTGAAGACGAAGACGAGGAAGACAACGGTGGTTAAGTTCAAAGAACCAGAAGTACACTTGATCGACTCCTGCGGATCGGATCTATCTGTAGCCAACGCAGCGCGTGTATCGTTCCACAAGACATCTGATTGGGAGTACGACGACCACTCATGGTGCGGCTTCCCTAAGTTATCTGAGCGAGACAGGAAGCTTTTGGCGTACTTGGCAAAGCACAACCACTGGACGCCTTTCGCGCACTGCTTTGTGACGTTCCGCGTTACGTGCTGCGTTGCTGTTGCTCGCCAGTTGCACAAGCACCAAGTGGGGCTGGTTGTCAATGAGGTGTCACGTCGGTACGTATCGGAGGAGCCTACCTTCTACAAGCCAGAGGTGTACCGAGGCAAGGCAGAGAACAAGAAGCAAGGCAGCAGTGGTGTGGTAGAAGTACAAGATGACTACGGCTACATCGAAGATCCTAGCGGGCCACACAATTTTGGCAAGTACGTAGATGCCGCTGAGTGCGCGTACGAAGCGTGCCATATGGCGTATAACCATCTACTGGATGCTGGGGTGTGTGAAGAGCAGGCCCGTCTGGTACTCCCGCTTGGTGCTAACACGGAGTTCATCTGGTCGGGATCTCTTGCTGCTTGGTCGCGTGTTATCAATCTGCGCACATCGGAAGACGCCCAGCCAGAGACGGCAGAAGTAGCAGAGATGATCGCTTCACACATCAAATCCCTTTTCCCTGTCAGCTACGAGGTACTTTGTTGTGGGCAAAACAGCAACCCGTGAAACGTACCGCAAGGAGCGGGAGCCACGTACCCGCCGTCGCAAGATTGAAGAGGCCCGCGCCAACGAAGTAACCATCCCATCCAAGCAACAGATGGACAACCTTATTACCGAGGAACAAGACTATGCTGATTTCCCTGAAAGCTGAAGACGTGTCCCGTATGCTGACTCGCCCCATCAAGCAACTGAAAGAGTTGAGTGAAGCGGTGGTCCCTTTGATCGACTCGGTAATGGCTACTGCTGATCGTCCGTGGTGGGATCTGTTTGGCAAGATGTTCTCGCGCAAGCGTGACTACGCTGTGATGGTGGCTGGTATCGGCACTGTTGAGAATCTGTCTACGCTCATCACACGCCTCCAGTCCATGAAGGATCTGTGTGACAAGCACGGGGCAGAGACTGTGTTCGTGTCCCACGAGGATCTGCATCACATCGAAGTGGCGAGCACGCTCGTTAAGCGCGCCGACGCGCTGTTGTTCTCTGTCGCTGAGGAGTAAGATGGCGCTCACATCGGATGTAGAAACGATGCGCCCAGAAGACTTCGAGATGCCTGACGACGCTGTCGTGTTCATACTTGACGGCAACGTGTCAATGGCGTATATTGGAGCACCAGCAGTGGAAGCACGTATGCAAGCAGAGTCTATCTATCGCATGCTGACCGAGACTAACGGAGATCCAAAGAAAATGGGCCTTGTTGTTACTCGTGGTGTAGCTTGCATGGACATGTCGTTGCACTAATAAACTGGAGATGCACATGTACGAACCTTGGGAAGTTTTTCAGTTGTCTGTAGAAGCTAACCGCTTTCAAGAGTGGACGCGCTCTACGGCTATCTATCCAAAGCATAGGGGTGTTGAGTACTGCGCACTTGGTCTTGCTTCCGAAGTGGGCGAAGTGTGTGACAAGCTGAAGAAGAGTATCCGAGACAAGACGGCACTCAACGTCGAAGCCGTCAAGATGGAGCTTGGTGACGTGCTTTACTACGTAGCCCGTACGGCCGACGAGTTGGGCATCCACCTTGGGTCGGTGTTCACTGCGAACATCGACAAGCTGGAAGATCGTAAGGCACGTTCCGTGTTGACTGGATCAGGAGATAATCGATGAATCTTCGACTTAAAGCAATAAACGCTGCAAAAAAGACTGCCGAAGAGTTGCGAGAAGAGCGGGACCAGTCGGAGTACAGCAGGCTCAAGCGCAAGTACGGAGAGTACGTATAGTGGCCAAGAAAAGGACCGGAGTCCGCACCGAGACAGGCATCCTAGTCAAGTCCAAGTTCGAGAAGCGTGTAGCAGATAAGCTTACAGCCAAGAACGTACGGTACGTCTACGAGAAAGGCTTGAAGATGGAGTACGTAGTCCCGCAGACAGAGCACACGTACACACCAGACTTTCAGCTACGTGGGCGTACTTGGTACTTGGAAACGAAGGGAGTTTTAGATGCAGAAACACGCAAGCGTATGCTGCACGTAAAGGCTAGCAACCCTGACAAGGACATCCGCTTCTGCTTCCAAAGAGATAACCCAATCTACAAGGGATCAAAGACAAAGTACTCGGACTGGGCTACCAGAAATGGGTTTAGGTGGTGTATAGGGGAGGTGCCCGATACTTGGTTAGAGGAAGACTAACATGAAAAATTACGTAAAGGATGAGCAAGGCAGGTTCTACGTGTACACTCCTCCCCGTGGGTGGGTGTGCCGATTCGGGGAGGTAAAGAAGCTGTGAACGCTATACAGAGAATAGAACACCTGTTGCGAGAAGGGAGGGACTGCGTGATTTGGTGTCTTAACGAAGAGCTAAATAAGAAGTACCCTGTAGCCCCATTCGTCCGACACTATGAACAATTACTTGCAGATTTTAACGAGGTACTAAAAGAGCCGACAGATGAGTAAGCCCATCAAGATTGCTTGCATACCAGATACACAAGTCAAGCCAGACCAAGACTTGTCGTACCTTCGAGCCATCGGTAACTACATTGTCGAGAAACAACCAGATGCAGTTGTGCACCTAGGCGACTTTGCG